GCGCTTTAAGGCGCGTGAGCGTTACAGCTTTGGGTTCTCAGACCCACGTTGTATTTTTGGTTCCCCCGGAGCGTAATCTGTGTTACAATAACCGCAAGGATTTTCCCTCCCTGCTCAACTGGGGCGGTCTTCGGATCGCCCTTTCTTTTTGTTTAAACCTGTTGTATTGTGTCAGTATCCCTGACAGCCGCACAATGTGGCTGACACTAGCCAAGACAGGAGATCACAATGGCTAATACAACTTTTTCGGGTCCGGTTCGTTCCGAAGGCGGGTTTCAAGTCGTTTCCAAGAACGCTACTACGGGCGCAATCACCACTGTTGCAAACACTGCTTCCACAGGAATTGTTACTAATAAGTATGTGAAGCATGTCGGTTACGCGACAGGTGTTACTGTGAATACCACTGCAGGAGATAGTCCAGCGATTGGTGAGTTCACACAACCAGCCAATACAATCATCACGGACATTAAGATTTTTTGTGATGTGTCCCCTGTGATTGGCACGGGTGATATTGGTTATGAGGTTGGAACTTCTAGCTCTGGCGCACAGATCGTTGCGGCTCAGACAGATGAAATTTTAGATGGCGGTACAACTGTTGTTGAGCATAACGTGACCGTAACCTCGTTGGTTTTGCAAACTCAGGACGGCACAACAGCCCCAGCGTCTGTTCAATATACAGACACCGCAAGAACTATCTTCTGTAATATCACCAATACGGTTGACGCTACCACTGCGGGTTCGTTTACGTTCATCATTGAGTATGTGCAAATCGCATAAATAGGAGCGTGATATGGCAGATGCTGTAGCTACACAGACGCTTTTCGACGGAACTAAAAGGGTTGTTCAAAAGTTTACGAACATCTCAGATGGTTCCGGAGAATCGGCAGTTAAGAAGGTTGATGTTTCTGCACTGACTACGGGTTTGGACGGCAGTGCTTGTACTGGCGTTGTGATAGAACGAATCTGGTGGCAGTGCATCGGCATGAAAGTTCAAATTCTTTGGGATGCAACAACCGATGTTCTATGTATTGAGCTAGGCGAAAACCAAAGCGGCAATCATGAATACAGTGTATTTGGTGGTTTGACTAACAACTCCGGCTCTGGAAAGACCGGAGATGTGATGTTCACAACAGTTGGTCATACAAGTGCAGACACATACACCATCATACTTGATATGAGAAAAGAGTATGGCTAGTCGCTCGGATAAAATGCCGAAGCGCAATAAAAAGAATTTTCGTCCCACAAAGTCTGGGGCGGGAATGACCAAGGCTGGAGTTGCGGCGTACCGCAAAAAGAACCCGGGGTCTAAGCTAAAGACTGCGGTGACGGGTAAGGTTAAGAAGGGCAGCAAGGACGCCAAGCGGCGTAAGTCATTCTGCGCTCGTTCGGCAGGGCAGATGAAGAAGTTTCCAAAGGCGGCTAAGGACCCTAACAGCCGTTTGCGTCAGGCACGAAAAAGGTGGAAATGTTAAATGGCAATGTCTCGGTCACAGATGGAACAACAAGTTTCCAAGTCTCCTAGTAAAGAACCAAGGGGCCTTACCTATTATAAAAACGGTGGTAGAGCTTCCCCTAAATCCAAGGGCAGCAAGATTTGCCCCGCTGGAAAGGCTTGGGCGAAGAGGACTTTTGACACGTATCCTTCAGCGTATGCAAACATGGCTGCCTCGAAATATTGCAAAGACCCTAACTACGCAAAAGGTGCGAAGGGCAAGAAGAAGAAGAAAGCGTAATGGGTGCGTTAAAGAAATGGCGTGACCAAAACTGGGTTAGGATTGGGACCGATGGTAAAATCAAGGGTAAGTGCGGTACTTCAAAGGACAAGAAGAACCCTGACCGATGCCTTCCAGCGGCTAAAGCACGTTCTCTTTCTAAAAAGGATAGAGCTGCGACTGCAAAGAAAAAGAAAAAAGCTGGAGCAAAAGGAAAAACCGTTGTCAGTAACACTAAGAAAGCCAAAGTCAAAGGCTATACCCTTGGGGGACAAGTCAAAAGGCCCTACAACGGCGAAGTCAAAGAAGGCGAAGCGGTCGCGAAAGGCTGCGGACAAGTAATGGAATCTAGGCGCAAGAGCACCAAGGGCGCTGTTCGTCAGTTTTAAGGAGAAAGACAATGGCTGATACTAAGAAAAAGACCAAGAAAAGTAAATTGATTGATTTTAAAAAAAGATTAGGGGATGCAAGAGGCGTGGGGTCAGGAGATGACCGTTACATGTACGCAGAGCGAGAGTATCAAAGTCCGAATATGCGGGACAAATTTGAAAAACCCCCACAGTTTGGGGGAAGACCATATAGCAAAGCCGCTTTAAATCCTACTCAAGAGGCGATGGAACGGTCATCAGGCGCTAGAAAGTTCGGTGAGGGTGGAGATGTTGAAGCACCCAATGCAGGGATTAAAGCGTTGCGGAAACAAGCGGACGGCGGAAACAAAAACGCCGAGAAAGCTTTGCAAAACATAGGCTATAAAAACGGCGGCTGTGTTATGACTAAAACAAACCAAAAACCTAAGTTGGTTTAATCATGGCTACTTCTGGCTCCAGAGATTTCAACATTGATGTTGGGGAAATCATTGAGGAAGCGTATGAGCGGTGTGGGTTAGAGGTCCGCACGGGCTACGATGCTCGTACAGCCCGTAGGTCTTTGAACCTGATGTTTGCTGATTGGGCAAACCGTGGCATCAACATGTGGACCGTGGCGCAGGGAACTATAACGTTGACGCAAGGTCAGGCTACTCAGACATTAACGGCTGATGTTGTTGACGTACTAGAAATTGTTCTTAGGCGCAGCAACACAGACTTTGAGGTAGAACGGATTAGTCGGGGGGAGTACGCCACTCTTCCTAATAAAACCACGCAAGGCAGGCCAAGCCAGTTTTATTTTGACAGGCAGATTTTACCTGTCATAAACCTTTGGGCTGTTCCGGAAAACTCTACAGACCAGTTGGTTTATTACTATGTGCAAAGGATTGAGGATGCCGATGCGTTGGTAAACACAACGGACATGCCGTTTCGTTTCTACCCCTGCATGGTGGCGGGGCTGGCGTATTATATCGCTATGAAAAGAGCGCCAGAACGGATACAACTCTTGAAGAGTGTGTATGAAGAAGAGTTCCAACGTGCATCTGACGAAGACGAGGATCGTGTTCCTCTTAAACTTCAACCAAGCATGCAGTATCTAAGGGTGTGACATGGCCTATGCCTCAGACAAGAATGCGTATGGGATTTCGGATCGATCCGGTTTTCGCTATCGACTGAGGGATATGCGTGTTGAGTGGACCGGAGCAAAAGTGGGCAAGGATGAGTTTGAGCCAAAACATCCGCAACTGTTTCCTCCCAAGGTTGGACCGGACCCACAAGCGTTAAGGAACCCTAGGCCAGAGTCTGGTTTAGAGGAGCAGAGAAACATTCAATACGGTTTTCGCCCTGTTGGTTTTAACGGGGACGAGGCGTTGACTCCTAACAGGTTGAAATCTACAGGGGAAGTCGGAGAGGTTACGGTGGTCACGTCATGAGCTTTACATTTGCGCAGTTAAAAACAGCGTTGCAGGATTATACTGAGAACACTGAGACTTCTTTTGTGAACAATCTCTCCCTTTTTATACGGGCTGCAGAGGAACGAATTTTAAAATCTGTTCAATTAAGTTTGTTTATTAAAAATGTTTCAGGCACAGCATCCAGTGGAAACAAGTTTCTTGCAGTGCCAAGTGATTTCTTAGCGCCATATTCTTTGAGTTTAAGAACCGTTACGGACCCAGTGGCTAGTGGCAGTGATTACGGCTTTGTGGAGTTTAAAGATGTTAGCTTTGTTCAAACCTATACGCCTGACCCTGCTACAACAGGTGTGCCAAAATACTATGCTACGTTTGATGTCAGCAATTTTATTTTAGCTCCAACACCAAACGCTAACTACACGGCAGAGCTTCACTACCTATATCGTCCTGCAAGTCTGACCGCAGGCGCGGACAGTGGTACAACATGGTTGAGTGAAAATGCAGAGTTAAGCCTCCTGTACGCTTCGTTGATAGAGGCGTATATCTTTATGAAAGGTGAGCAGGACGTCATGGCAATGTATGACAAGCGATATCAAGAGTCGTTGGTTGGCTTGAAGCTGTTGGGTGAGGCAAAAGAAACCACGCAAAACTATCGCGTTGGTCAGGTGATAAGGGCCAAACAATGAACAACATGTCTTTCGGAGAGTTTAAGGTTGAGGTTCAAACCACCAATAATCGCGGTGCCTCTCCCGAAGAGGTGGCGCACCGTTGCGTTGGCAAGATCGTTGCTTTCTCTGAGGACGCGCACCCTACGTTGCGGGACCAAGCTATTGCATACCGTGACAGCATTGAGAAGCTGTTGGTCATCTATATGAAACAGGCTATCCAAAGCGACCGTACTACGGTATATAATGCAATCAAAGAAGCGGGTCATCCTACGTTGGCTGAATATATAAGGAAAATGTAAATGGCATTCTCAGGAAACTTTTTGTGTACCTCGTTTAAAAAAGAACTGATGACGGCTACACACAATTTTACCGCAGCAAGCGATCAATTTAAGTTGGCGTTGTATACGAACAGCGCCAGTTTTAACGCAGCAACAACTGCTTACACCAGTAGCAATGAGGTTACTGGCACAAACTACACTGCGAAAGGCAACTTCTTAACAAGCGTAACGCCAACCACCAGCGGCACAACGGCGCTTACAGACTTTGCTGACGAGGTGTTTTCCAACGTAACAATTTCGTCTGTTCGTGGCGCGTTAATTTACAATGAGGCTGCAACGAGTGATCCATCAGTATGTGTGTTGGATTTTGGAGCGGATAAAGGCGCAAGCGCAGGGGACTTTACTATTGTTTTTCCCACCGCTGACGCAAGCAACGCGATTATACGGATAGCATAACATGGCAATATCATTAGGAAACCGTGCAAAAATGTCCACCAGTACTACGGGTACTGGAACGATTACCTTGGGCAGTGCGCTTTCTGGCTACCAATCCTTTGCAAATGCTGGAATCACCAACGGTCAGACGGTGCGTTATGCCATAGAAGATGGGACTGCTTTCGAAATAGGCAGCGGTACATATACATCTAGTGGCACTACGCTTACGCGGTCTGTTACGGAAAGTTCTAACTCTGACAGTGCTATTACGCTTAGTGGCAACGCGGAAGTGTTTGTTACAGCTACCGTTGCGGATTTGTATATTAATGATGGTGCGTCAACTTTAACAACCACGGGCGTTATTACGGGTGGCACGGTAGAGGCAACCAGCGATACGGCTGCGGGAGACAATGCCGCTATGGGCTTTACCAGCGCAGAGGGTTTAATTCTTACGGGCCAAGGCAGCACGAATGACATAACCATTAAGAACGATGCGGACACTGCGGTGATTTCTATACCGACAGGCGGCACGAACGTTGATTTTGTTGGCAGTATTGATGTTGCAAATGTTGGCATCTCAACGGGTGTTATTGACCTAAAGAACAGCGGATCACAGTCTGTTGTTAAGTTCTATTGCGAGTCAAGCAACGCGCATTATGCTGAGATAAAAGCTCCCGCTCACGGAGCCTTTAGTGGTAATGTCACGCTTACGTTACCCGCGACTACAGATACAATCGCGGGTATTGCTGCAACGCAGACGTTTACTAATAAAACATTAACCACACCTACGATTACAACACCTGTTGTGAACGCGGGGTTGCAGTTAAAAAACGGAGCGACTTCAGCGGGGTTTCTTGAGTTTTTTGAGGACAGTGATAACGGCACAAATAAGGTGACATTGATTGGCCCCGCTTCTACAGCGGACGTTACGTTGACGTTACCAGCAACTGCGGGAACTATAGCACGGGTTGCCGACATAGATGACACCGCTACAGCTTTGGCAATCGCTCTTGGATAGGATAACACATGGCTAATACATTTAAGGTAATAACAAGAGATGTTGCCCCAGCCAGTTCAGGAACACCTGAGACACTATATACAGTGCAATCAGGCAGTACCGTTGTTGTTCTTGGGTTGACGTTAGCCAACGTTCACACCGCGCAGGTTACTGCCAGCGTTACGTTGGTTAGTACCACAACACAAACCAGCCAAACGCAGAACACTACAGCGCATATTGTAAAAGACGCTCCAATACCCATTGGGTCTACGCTCAGTGTTCTTGACGGCAAGATTAACCTGAATGTGGGTGACATTATTAAGATCGACTGTTCCGTTGCGGACAAGGTTTCTATTACGATGAGCTATATGGAGATCACCTAATGGCTGGTTACATTGGTAAAAAGGCAGCGTTAACGGTTGGAATTGCCGCGACTGTTGACGAGCTAAATTACAACGACACGGGGTCCGCTGTAGGTACTGTTGTGGCAAGTAAGACCGTAACGGCAGATGCTAACAAGGACGTTGCTAGTTTCCGTAATATAACTCTGACAGGAGAGTTGGACGCTGCAACATTAGATATATCTGGGGCAGGGGATGTTGCGGGTGCCTTAACAAACAATTCTTCCGCAGTAAAAGTGGCTGGTAAAGAAACTATTTGGATAGCCGCTAGTGCTATGCAGCCCACTACAAGCAACGGCTGTTCTGCATTGACCACAGTTGAAACAACCTCTGGTCGGCCTGATATGGTTGTCCTAGATTTTGATAAAGACAGCGATGAGTTTGCACAATTTACGGTGGCTTTTCCTAAATCTTGGAATGAGGGAACAGTAACTTATCAGTTCTTTTGGTCAGGTATCGCGGCTACTACAGGCGTCAGCATGACTTTGCAGGGCGTTGCTACAGGAGATAACGACACTATAGACGTTGCTTACGGAACGGCTGTTTTGGTTAATGATGACGCACAAGGCGCGGTTGAAGAAATGTTGGTTTCTGCGGAAAGCGGGGCAATAACTATCGCAGGTTCTCCCGCCGTGGATCAGGTGTGTTATTTTAGAATAGGCCGCGATGTTTCTGACAGCGGTGATGATATGGCAGGAGATTGTAGGCTGCATGGCATAAAGCTGTTCTTTACCACTGACGCAAAGAATGATTCCTAATGACAGGCTTTGGGTATAACATAAACACGTTAGGTGCTTATCCAAATAGGGGTCCGGAATTTTACACGGCTACTGGTGGAACTGTCACAACAGACGGAAACTATAAAGTTCACAGTTTTACCAGCAGCGGGACTTTTTCAGTTTCAGAGGTGCCTGCTGATCCAGCAAGCGCAGAACTTGATTATTTAATTATTGCAGGTGGAGCCTCTGGCGGTGCAAACTCAGGATCAGGTGGTGGTGCTGGTGGACGATTGTATCTTGAAAACTATACAGGCATAACAAGCACAGGTGATATTACAGTGACCGTTGGTGCTGGTGGTGCAGGAATGTCATGGGGTGCGCCTTATGGTAGAGGTAACAACGGAGCAAACAGTGTTTTCAATTCTATAACTGCAACGGGCGGCGGTGCAGGTTCTGGTAATAATACTTCGTCTGGTTACCAAGGTGGAAATGATGGCGGCTCTGGCGGAGGTGGTGGTGGTGAAGGAATTGATGGACAAGGCCATGATGGTGGGACAGGTACAAACGGTCAAGGTGGTGGTGGTGCTGGGTCTGCTGGGTCTGGTAGCAATGGCGGTGCGGGTGTTGCAGATAGCATAACAGGCAGTAGTGTAACAAGGGCTGAAGGCGCATCTTCAACTGCTTATGCTGGTGGGGCCAACACAGGTACTGGCGGTGGACGTAAAGATGAATCTAACACAAACGGTGGTGGCTCTGGCATCGTAATAATCCGATATAAGTTTCAGTAGGTAGACATGGCACATTACGCAAAAATAGAAAACAATATAGTCACTAACGTCATCGTTGCCGAGCAAGATTTTATTGACACTCAAGAAGGTAATTGGGTGCAAACGAGCTACAACACACAGGGCGGTCAACATTTGTTGGGGGGTACACCACTGCGGAAAAACTACGCTGGCATTGGTTATACATATGACAGTACCCGTAATGCTTTTTATACACCAAAACCTTATCCAAGCTGGACGCTAAACGAAACGACCTGTATCTGGGAAGCACCTGTCGCGTATCCTAGTGATGACAAAAACTATGCTTGGAATGAAGAAACAACAAGCTGGACAGAGGTGACTGATGCCCCGCTACCATAACATAAACGGAGAAATGGTGCAGTTTACTGCCTAGCTAAAGGATAAGTTATGACTAGAGCCAGAAATACAGCGGACCAAATTAACCGTGTGAACTCTAGCGCGGCTGATGCCACGGCTATTACTGTTGATAGCTCAGAAAACGTGCTGGTGGGTACTACCGATACGACACTTTACAATAACACTAGCGGTTCAGGAACTAAACTTGGCGGCGATATGCGTTTAGATGTAGCTCGTCAAGGCGATACTGTTGCAACTTTCAACCGCACTGGAAGCAGTGACGGAGAAGTAATACGGATAGTTTCGTCGGGTACTACGGTGGGGAACATTACAATCTCAGGCTCAAACACAGCCTACAACACATCCTCAGACTACCGTTTAAAAGAAAACGTAGTATACACTTGGGATGCTACAACACGTATTAAACAACTCAAACCAGCACGGTTTAATTTTATTGTAGACGATACAAACACACCAGTTGATGGCTTTTTAGCGCATGAAGCACAGGCCGTTGTGCCTGAATCGGTTACTGGAACTAAAGACGAAGTTGATGCTGATGGCAACGCAATTATGCAAGGCATCGATCAATCTAAACTTGTCCCGCTTCTAGTAAAAACTATTCAAGAGCTTGAAGCTCGTATTGCGGCATTGGAGAAAGCATAACATGTCAGGATACATTGGTATACTACCCGTCCCGCAGGCAACTGAGACACGAAACTCGTTTACTGCTACATCGAACCAGACTTCGTTTACTACAGACGGGTACACCCCCAACTTTGTTTCTGTTTATCTAAACGGGGTTTTGCTGTCCGCCGCTGATTTCACCGCGACCAACGGCACAGATGTTGTGTTGGCCTCTGGCGCTGCGGCTGATGATGTTGTTGAGGTTATTGCTTTCAGTACGTTTCAGTCTGCTGATGCTTTGCCGTTAACTGGCGGTAGTATTACTGGTAATGTATCCTTCGGTGATAGTAATAAGATTTTCATGGGTACAAGTAGTGACCTTAGCTTGTATCACGATGGAAGCAATTCTTATTTGCAAGATGGCGGTACTGGATACCTTGTAATATCATCAAACGGCCCCGGCGTTAGAATAAATAGTGATACTGCTGAAGTGATGGCTGACTTTACACCTAATGGCGCAGCTACTCTTTATCATAACAACGCCGCCAAACTAGCCACAACATCTACAGGCGTAGAGGTAACAGGCGCAGCAACAGTAGGCGGTGCTGCGGTCAAAGTTGCTGGCAAGGAAAGCATTTATGTTCCCGCAGCGGCTATGTATCCAAGCACAACTAACCCTTGTAGCGACCTAACCCAAGTAGAAACAACAGCATTGCGGCCTGATTTAAAAGTGTTGGACTTTGCAGCGGCGGCGGATGATTTCGCTCAGTTTACTATAGCGTTTCCCAAATCTTGGAACGAAGGAACAATAACCTTTCAACCGTTTTGGACAGTGACAGGAACGAATACTGGAACAGTCGCGTGGCAGTTGGCGGCTATCGCCGTTAGTAACGATGATAGTATAAACACTGCGTTCGGTACTCAAGTGGCAACAACCGCGTTGGCTTTTTCTGGCACCTCGAATGATTTAATGGTCAGTGCAGAAAGCGGGGCTGTAACTATCGCTGGCAGTCCAGCGGCAAACGACATGTGTTTCTTTCAGATAAATAGAGATACAAGTGCTGACGATCAGTCGGGTGCGGCACGGTTAGTTGGCATAAAACTGTTCTTCACCACAGACGCGGCGAATGACGCATGACGGGGTTTGGTTATAATGTCAGCGGGTTTGGCAGCTTTCCAAGCAGAGGTGGTGGTGGTTTTACCGAGGCTACTGGTGGAACTGTTACAACTAGCGGGGACTACAAATTTCATACTTTTACATCTAGTGGCACTTTTGAAATTACAGCAATTGGAGCGGATGCAAACGTAGACATTCTTTGTGTTGCGGGTGGCGGTGCTGGCTCTGGCTCAAATGATTCTAATGGCGGTGGTGGTGGAGCAGGTGGCTACTTAGAAGGTAGCTTAGATTTATCAGCAACAACCTATTCGGTTACAGTTGGGGCAGGTGGTGCTAAGGGCAATCAAAATAACGTAGGTGCTTCTGGCGCAAATTCAGTAATAGGAACAATAAATGCTACTGCAATTGGTGGAGGATTTGGTGCTTCTGGTAGATTAAGTACAACGGGTGCTGATGGTGGGTCAGGTGGTGGTGGTGGTGGTTTTTTCACCGATGCGGCTGGCGGTTCTGGAACCCAAGGAAACTCAGGTGGTCTAACGGGATATGGAAATAATGGTGGTTCGCTTGGAAGTTATGTAGCTGATGGCGGCGGCGGTGCAAGTGAAGCAGGAAATACTGATTCTAACGGTCACGGTGGCGATGGTCGTTCATGGTCAGGCAATAGCACTACCTATGCTGGCGGTGGCGGCGGTGGCTATAGTGGGACAGGTGGTACTGGTGGTGGCGGAAACGGGTATCAAAGCATTAACTCTGCAGGAAATGGAGATAATGGCACTGCAAATCTAGGTGGTGGTGGTGGTGGCTCGTATCAGGCCAACGGCGGGGCAAATCTAGGTGGCAATGGCGGCTCTGGCGTAGTAATATTCAAATACCAGTATCAATAGGAGTAAACAATGTTAGGTTTTTCCCCACTAGCTGACAACTCCATTGCTGGTTTTGGCAATATCCCCGCTGACGTTGCGGTTACGGGTGTTGCTGGTACGGGTGCTGTTGGCACGGTTGGTGTTAAAGGCGTTGTTTCTGTCACAGGGGTTGCTGGCACCAGCGCCATTGGAACCGTAACTGCAACGGGAACTCACAACATATCTGTCACGGGTGTTTCAGGCACCAGTGCTGTTGGTTCGGTTCTTGTTTGGGGTCAAATCATCCCGAGTCAATCTTCAAACTTTTCTGCTATTACGCCGTCTCAATCTCCAAGCTGGGAGGAGATCGCTGCGTAGTTGCTTAGAAGCAGAAGTATGGGTATAGTCCAACTAAATTTATATTTGAGGTCACATCATGGCTACATACACTGCAGCAAATGCGCTCAAGAAAATATCAACGGGCGATGAGTCGGGTACATGGGGCGACAGCACCAATAATAACTTTGACATTATAGACCGCGCTTCAAACGGGTTTGCTTCGATTGCTCTGTCTAGCACTTCGTTTACTTTGGAGCTATCGACTACGGCAGTTTTGTCCAACGGTCATTATAAGGCAATAAAGTTTACAGGAACTCCGGGTGGCACATGCACTGTCACGTTGCAGCAAAACGACAAGGCCAGAATCTATATGATTCTGAACAGCACCAATCAATCTTTGTCTATCACGCAAGGGTCGGGGGCCAATGTCACTATCGCTGCAGATAAGTCTGCAGTTATTTTAGCTGATGGGGCTGGTTCAGGGGCAGCGGTCACTGACTTTACCAGTGTTCTTGGTGGTATTACGGAGTTAGATGTTACAGCGGGTACGGTTAGCGCCAGCAAAGCGGTTGTTGTTGACAGCAACAAGGACATTACAGGTTTTAGAAATGTTACGCTCACAGGTGAGTTAGATGCTGCAACCTTAGATATTAGCGGTGACGCGGATATTGATGGAACGTTAGAGACAGACGCTTTTTCCATAGCTGGCACTACTGTATCTGCGACAGCGGCGGAGTTAAACTACAATGACACGGGCGCTGCGGTTGGAACGGTTGTTGCTAGTAAAACGGTTACGGCTGATGCCAACAAGGATGTAGCAAGCCTGCGTAACCTGACGCTTACAGGTGAGTTAGACGCAGCAACGTTAGATATATCAGGTGCGGGTGACGTTGCAGGGGCGCTGACCAACAACTCCGCAGCGGTAAAGGTCGCGGGTGTAGAAACCATTTACGTTCCAGCGGGTGCAATGTCCCCCAACACCACAAACGGTTGCGCTAGTTTGGCTCAAGTAGAACTTTCTAATGGGCCTGAATTAAAATGCTTAGACTTTGATGCAAGCTCTGATGAGAACGCGCAGTTTACCGTTTGCTTCCCTAAATCTTGGAACGAAGGAACCATTACGTTTCAAGCATTTTGGACAGTAACAGGTACAAATACTGGCACCGTAGCTTGGGGTTTGTCAGGCGTTTCTATTGCTGACGATGTTTCTATCAACACGGCTTTTGGAACTAACGTAGTTGCCACGGCTAAAGCATTCAGCGGCACATCTAACGACATGACTGTTTCTGCGGTAAGCGGAGCGGTAACTGTAGCGAGTGCTGCGGTAGATACGCAAACATATTTTCAGATCATGCGGGACGTTTCGGCAGACGATCAGTCAGGGGATGCTAGGCTCTTAGGGATAAAACTGTTTTACACGACAGACGCAAAGAATGATGCCTAATGACTTCTTTTGGATATGACATACTAGGGTTCGGCGTGAGTGGAAGCGGATTTACTGCAACCCTTTCTTCTGATGCTGTAAATGTAAATGTAAGGTCGGTTGCAGTATCTCAAGGTTGGAATGAAGTACAAAAATTAAATTTTGTAATTAACTCTGGAATTTATGCTTATTCTAACTCAACAGGAACTGCGGGTTTAATAGTGAGTGGAACTTTTGCTAATGGTGTAGAGTTAACCAACAATGGATTTATTGTCGGTAGGGGGGGAAATGGCGGAAATGGCGGAAGGATGGCACCCATTCCCACATATGGTAGTATTGCGGGTTCTGGGGGCAGTGCTGGAGGATTAGCTTTAAGTGTCTCAAGTTCATTGACCCTAATAAATAATGGCACAATCGGCGGCGGCGGCGGCGGCGGCAGTGGTGGTTTTGGTGGTCCCGATGGACCGCCAAGTGGCTTTTCTCCCGTCAGTGGCGGCGGCGGCGGCGGCGGTCAAGGTGGTGGATCGGGAGGTGTAGGTGGAGCAGCAAGCGGCTGGGGGGAAGCTAAAGCTGCTGACGGTAACGCTGGAACTCTTGCGGCGGCGGGTACTGGAGGTGGCAATGCTCCCAGTGGTGGCACCTATGGAGTTCCCGGAGGATCAGGGCAGTCGGACTATGGATCAGGGGCAGCGGGTCCAGCCATATCTGGAAATTCCTATATTACATACGCTGTTACAGGCACGATCTTAGGTTCAATATCATAGTGAGGATGCCATGCCATTAGCCAATTTAAAATTTAAACCCGGAATTAACAAAGAAACCACTCCGTATTCTGAAGAAAACGGTTGGGTAGATTGTGACAAAGTGCGGTTTCGGTTTGGGTATCCTGAGAAACTTAACGGTTGGGAAAAGAACTCCAACAAAGCTTTCTTGGGGTTATGCCGTGGGATGCATGAGTTTGTAGCATTGAGCGGGGAAAAGTTTCTGGGCCTTGGGACAGAATTAAAGTTTTACATAAAGCAGGGAACGGACTTTAAAGATATTACTCCTGTTAGACAAACAACGTCTGCGGGAGATATTACCTTTTCTGCAGCTAACGGTTCTGCTGTAATTACAGTTACAGACACAAGTCACGGTTGCGTGGCTAACGATTTTGTCACCTTTTCAGGCGCTGCTTCTTTGGGTGGAAACGTGACGGCTAATGTCCTCAACCAAGAGTATCAGGTTACTGAGGTTGTAGATGGCAACACGTATAAGATTTCGGCAAGAACAGTAACCACGATTGAAAGCATTACTATCTCTGGGGGTTTAAACCAAACGGCTGTTGCGGCTAACGCTAGTGACACAGGCAATGGTGGTAGCAGTATCGTTGGAACATATCAGATAGGCACGGCCTTAAATGATGCCGTTTTTGGTACTGGCTGGGGCGCTGGTGTTTGGGGCGGTACAACGGTTACGGCGCTTACGACAACTTTAAACGAGGGTGGTACGCTTTCGGACAGTGACACAACAATTACCGTAACAAGCTCCACGGGCATTGTTGCTACCGATATTATTCTTATAGACTCAGAACTTATTTTAGTGGGCGGCATAAGCTCTAATGATTTAACAGGCTGTACCCGAGGACACAAAGGCACCACCGCTGCCGCACATGCAAACGGTTCTGTCGTGCAGCTTGCATCTGGCAACGCTGCTACAGCGGATGACTTTTCCGGTTGGGGCTTGTCGTTGGTTTCTGGTACTATTACTCCCTCCGCAAACTTGCGCATTTGGACACAAGACAACTTTGGTGAAGACCTGTTGTTAAACGAAAGAAACGGCGGGATTTACTATTGGGATAAGACCAACAGTACAAGCACTCGGGCCAAGTTTCTAACCGATAGTGCTTTGAGCCTTGGAACACGGACCTCGGTTCCTACCATATCCACACAGGTTCTTTTGTCTGACCGAGACAGGCATGTGATTGCGTTTGGCGCGGACGGTCTTGGCGCTACCTCATCGGCAACAGACGGTAGTGGGGTTCAAGACCCGTTGTTAATACGGTTTAGTAGTCAGGAAAACCCTGTTGATTGGTATCCCACCTCTACCAATACAGCAGGAGATTTGCGTATAAGCTCTGGCTCCAAGATTATTCAAGCCGTCGAAACACGGCAACAGATACTGGTGTTTACAGACGTTTCCATTCACGCAATGCAGTTCCTTGGGCCTCCGTTTACCTTTGGTATAAACTTAATCTCCGAAAACATTACTATCGCTAGTCCGAAGGCTGCGGTTGCGGTGGACGATGCGGTGTTTTGGATGGGATCGGCAGAGTTTTATGCGTTTACTGGTGCTGTTCAAAGAATACCCTGCACTGTTAGGGACTATGTATTTGATGACATAAACACTTCTCAGTCTGACAAGATTGTTGCGGGAGCCAACGTGTCCTTTTCAGAAGTGTGGTGGTTTTATCCGTCTGCAGACTCAAGCGAGAACGATAGGTATGTCGTTTACAACTACCTTGAGAAGCTTTGGTTTATAGGAAACCTAGCTAGAACAGCGTGGTTGGATCGTGGTATTTCTTCGTTGCCCTTAGCCGCAGGGACTACAAACTTCTTGTTTAATCAAGAGGTGGGCGCACAAGATGACGGTTCGGCTATGACCTCGTTTATTGAATCTGGGGACATGTCTATTACAGAAGGCAATCAGTTTTCTTTTATTAATAGGGTAATACCGGACATTAACTTTAGAGAAACTGTTGATACGTCTTCGTTAGATTTTATCTTGGAGACCAAGAGTTTTCCGGGGCAAGCCGATCAAAACTCTTCAACAAACACTGTGTCCAAAACATCTAGTACGCCTGTGGATCAGTACACGAACCAGTACTTTACACGGTTACGAGGCCGTAGCTTTACACTCAAGCTACAATCTACAGACGCAAACGTCCTTTGGAGATTAGGTGTGCCTCGTGTAGATATTAGACCAGACGGGAAACGATAATGGCTACCAACACTCCTGTACCGTTCTTTCCAATACCTCCCCAAGAATACCAGCAAGAGTATTTAAACGAGGTGGTTCGATCTTTCTCTGTGTTTTTGAATCAGTTCAACAACACTCAACAAGTGGCAGACGATGACACGACTGCCCTAAGCTGGTTTATGGGCTGATGGCTAACGCATATGTAAACGCAAAGGTTGATCTCACGGCAACGGACGTGACCACACTTTATACGTGTGGGCAGTTTACCACTGCGATTGTAAAATCTATTCTTGTATCTGAGGACAGCAACAACGCGGACACTTTGACGCTAACGTTGACTAGCGGAGCAAGCGTTTTTAGTTTATACAAGGACAAGGCTGTTGGGGCCAAGGGTACGGTTGAGTTATTAACGGCACCGCTTGTGGTTCAGGCAGATGAAATCTTAAAAGTCACGGCAGGGACAGCAAACAGGTTGCATGTTGTAGCTAGTATTTTGGAGATTACCTGATAATGTGCGGTCAATTCATAGTGGTGGTTTGGTATGGGCATTAACATTGGTGGCATTCTAGGCGGCATTGCTGGGGCTTTAATCCCCGGAGCGGGGTTCTTGGCTCCTGCTATTGGTGCAGGGTTAGGCACGTTAGCTGGTGGCGGAAGCTCTAAGAATGCTATCAAGTACGCGCTTTTGGCTGGCGGTGCGAACACAGCTTTTGGTGTTGGTAATGCCCTTAGAAGCACACCAATGGGTGCATCTTTAGGTAACACACTGGCTGAGGCTGGCCTTGGAAAGCCCTTGGCTGCGAAAGGGACTATAGGCGCTGATGCGGCGGCGAAGAAGAGCTTGCTTTCAAACCCCTTCGTTCAAGCGTTCGGACTGTCGGCGTTGGCTGGCAAACCAGAGCAGCCTACTACTTACACAGGCACAGGAAATTCTGAAGGATACGATGGATCAAGCATCGATAGGTCTGCGTTTTTAGACAACCTCTACGCAAGTCGGTTCGATGGCACGAGGTTTAACACCGCTGCAGAACGGGACGAGTACGACAGGAATATGGAAGATGGGGTGGGTATTAACCCTCCTACACAATACGCGGCAACAGGCGGTCAAATCGAAGGAATCGGTGGTCTAATCGAAGGCCCCGGAACAGGGACCAGTGATGATATCCCTGCAATGATCTATCAGGATGGCAAGCCCGTTCAGGAAGCAATGCTTTCAAACGGAGAGGTTGTTCTGTCTCTAAAGGACTTGAGAAACATAGGTGGCGGAGATGCTGAGAAGGCAGGCAAGATGATCGGGGATGCGCCCAACGGCACCCGAGGAGCCGTAGCCGCCAAGTTATTTAAGAACATGCAGGAATTTAAAAATGGTTGAAACTGTAACACAGATTAGCAGGACCGAGATTCCTGACTACCTTCGCAAGTATCAAGAGGAGATACTTACTCGGGCGCAGGCTTTAGGCAAGGACGCTGGGTTTGTTTTGCCAGAGTATAATGTTGCAAGTCGAAGTCCTCTTCAGCAAAAGGCATCGGACCTTACGGCTTCCGGTCTAGGCGCGTATGCTCCCATGTTACAGGCGGGAGCTAACACATTGGGCGCTGGCATTGGCACCATGTACGGAGGTGCAGGCGCTCTTGGTCAAACTAACCAAGCAATCAGCGGTGTTCAGGGCGCGGTTGGTCAGGGGTACTCGGACCTTGCAGGAACGGGCGCACAGTTTGATCCAAGCGGCATTGCACAATTCATGGACCCATATGAGGACGCGGCTGTTCAGCAAGCCATGATGGACATTCGCCGTCAGGGTGAGCAGCAACGTGCTGGCATCGATGCTCAGGCTACTGCGGCTGGAGCTATGGGCGGGTCACGACAGGCTGTCCGTCAGGGTCAGTTGGACGAGAGTATTCTAAACCAGCAGGGCCGCACTGCGGCTGGCATGCGACAGGCAGGTTACGAGAGTGCTGCAAGACGTGCGCAAGGGGCGTATGAACAGGCTATGGGCCGTCAACAACGCGCAGCTTTGGGTGGCGCACAGATGGGCATACAGGGCGGTCAGACGGCGGGGCAGTTGGGTCTTGGCATGGCTGGTCAATACGGTTCCTTGGGCCGTGGTCTTGGTTCCTTGGGTATGCAGCAAGCGCAGCTTGGCGAGGCGGCTCAGGGCCTTGGGTTTAAAGACATCAACATGCTTAGTACGATGGGCGGTCAAGAGCAGACGCAGCAACAAGCCATTCTGGATGCTACCCGTCAAAATCAATACCAGAACGTTATGGCTCCGTATCAGCAGCTTGGGTTCTACTCGGACATTTATCAGGGCATGCCCACGGCGCAACAGACATTCTCGCAGCAACAGCAACCAAGCCCGAGTGCGATCTCTCAGATCGGTGGCCTTGGCTTAGGTCTGTACGGCTTGCAACAGTCAGGCATGTTTAACTAGGAGGTTCGTCATGAACGTATTAAACCGGAACATGTTCAGGAACCGCGACTCTCGAAACAGGCTGGCGCAGATGGGCGGTATTCTTAGCTCGTCACCGGAGTTGCAGGAAACAGCCATGACGTTTGCCAACGGTGGTGGTGCTGATTTAGACACGAAGTTTATTCTTACGAACATACCAGAGTTAGGTATTCGTGAGGGGCAGTTTGTAAAAATCTCAGGCAAAACTTTGGAGGGGTTAAACAACGCCATTCCTGAAGTTATGGCACGGCATGGGGATAAGGTTAAGTCCGTGGAGCTTATGATGGACGAGCGCAACTCTGCGCTTGTTGCATTAGCGAGAGAGGGCGATGCTTTAATTGGCACTAGGGTCAACCGTTTGTTGGAGCAACGCGCAACAAATCTTGCTGCAGCCCCTGACTTAGCCCCTGTTCCTATTCCTCCAGCTACCGCTGAAATCAGTTCTCCCACGGCGTCTACACAAGATAACCTTGCGTCTATAAACGGGGTGGATATTGAGACTGTTCGAAGGATTAGAGACTCTGATGCAAAAAGATCGGAGGCTGCTTTAATTGAAAGCCTAGCGCCTAACAACGCACAGGGACAACCCGGAGGTATTCTTGGTGCAAAGTATCCTGAAGGCAGGGGGTCTTATTCCACGAGTATTGCGGAGGCTCTTTTAAACAGCGATCCTTTCAGCGGTGAGTTGTCTCCGTCACAGATAGCCCGTAATCAAGAAACGCTTAGGAACACGTTAA